AAAGGCCTTGATATGATGGGCTTCAAGTATGAAGACCGCACCCAACCGTTCGAAGGAGCGTCCGGGGTCGTTCACCCCTTACTCGCTGAATCTGTTACACAGTTTCAAGCCCAAGCGTATAAGGAACTTCTCCCCCCAAGCGGCCCCGTTCGTACTCAAGTTATAGGGCTCTCGACACCTGAAGTACAAGATCAGGCGAAGAGAGTGCAGGAATTCATGAATTATCAGATTACTGATGTCATGCGCGAGTACGACCCGGACATGGACCAATTACTATTTTACCTTCCACTTTCAGGATCAGCATTCAAGAAAGTCTATTATGACGGTCTTTTGAAGCGTGCGTCGGCAAAGTTCATTACTAGTGAAGATTTAGTAATTAACTACATGGCAACGGATCTGGAAAGTGCAGATAGAATAACGCATGTCATTAAGACAAATGGAAATGATGTAAGAAAGCAGCAATTAGGTGGATTCTACCGTGACGTGGAGCTTCCAACAGGTCAAACGGAGTCATCCGATACTGTTGATAAGGTTGATGAATTGCATGGTACTGAAAAGAATTATTCATCCGATGATGACGAGCATGTTATATTAGAGATGCACGTTAATGCCGATGTTCCTGGATTCGAGGATACATCCGGCGTAAAGCTTCCTTACATAGTTTCAATAGATCAATTTTCAAGAACGGTTCTTTCCATAAGAAGAAACTGGAAAGAGAATGACCCTAATTTTGCAAAGAACCACTATTTTGTACACTACAAATTCCTCCCAGGACTAGGGTTTTATGGCTTTGGTCTAATACATATGCTAGGTGGATTGTCAAGAACTGCAACAAGTGTTTTGCGGCAGTTAATTGATGCAGGTACTCTTGCCAATCTGCCAGCAGGTTTCAAGGCACGTGGAATGCGCATACGCGACCATGATGAGCCGTTGCAGCCAGGGGAATTCCGTGATGTGGATGTGACAGGAGTTTCCATAAAGGAGTCATTGTTACCACTTCCTTACAAGGAGCCATCACAGGTTCTATTTGCTCTTTTAGGATTTGCAGTTGATGCAGGAAAATCTTTTGCGGCGATTGCGGATATGAAAATGGGAGAAGGAAACGAGCAGAATCCTGTAGGAACAACACTTGCTCTTTTAGAGCGTGGAACAAAAGTTATGAGTGCAATACACAAGCGATTGCATTATGCACAAAAGATTGAATTTAAGCTATTGGCAAAAGTATTCCAGATTTATCTTCCACCGCAGTATCCTTATATGGTTGTTGGTGGAAATCAACAAATTAAACAATCTGATTTTGATGAACGTGTTGATGTCATTCCAGTATCAGATCCGAACATATTCTCAATGGCGCAGCGTGTCACATTGGCGCAGCAACAATTGCAATTGGCAAGTGCTGCACCACAACTTCATAATTTGCGAGAAGCATACAGAAGAATGTATGATGCAATGGGTGTGGACAATGTTGAAGCGATACTGAAGCCGGATCCGGAAATGCCGGAACCTATGAGTCCAGCGATGGAGAATGCAGGTGCAATGCGAGGTCAACAGCCAAAGTCATTTCCAATGCAGGACCATATGGCGCATATGCAGGCACATGCCGAGTTTATGTTTACAAGAATGGTACAAATTAATCCGCAGTTGTATGCAATGTTGCAGGCACACGTCTCGGAGCATATCTCATTGATTGCAGGACAACAGGTACAGGAAAAATACAAACAGCAATTTGAGCAATTACAACAACAAATGCAACAGGCACAACAGAATCCACAAGCAATGCAACAACTGCAACAGCAACAGGAACAATTAATTAACCAGCAAGCTGCTGAACAGGCGCAGATTGAAGCACAAATGACTCAACAACTAGCGCAAGATGAAGAGGCTAGAATGAAACGAGAAGCTCAAGATCCACTAATCAAGCTTAAACAGCAAGAAATTGACCTGAAGGCAATGGAAACTCAAATGAAATTGCAGAAGGATATGATGGTGGACTCTGAAAAACTTGACCTTGAAAGAGATAAGCTGGAAGCGGAGACAAGTATTGACTTGATGAAAGCATCAGCAGATGTTAATAAGGAAGATTCCACAGAAGCAATGTTACTTCTAAAAGAGAACATGGCAGCTACAAGAGAGGCCATGAAAAATCAATCAGCGGAAAGGATTGCAGGGGAAAATGCAAAAGCAAACGGACAAAATAAAAAAACAACTTAAAAAACTTAGCACAGTGATGCAGAAGGTTGAACAGGTTGCCAAGGAAGAGATAAATACCAACGACGATTATTTGCAAGTTTGCGGTGCTTTATTGGCGGTGACTCGTAATATGTATGTTGAAGCATTAGGGCCGTATGATACGGCACGAATGTTTGAAGCCGTTGCGCATAGCTTTAATGTCCAGGAAGAACTTATCCAAGTTTTACATCATGATGGTAAAATACCAACAATGCACTAATGCCATTCAAGTCAGAAAAGCAAAGAAAGTATATGTGGGCAAAGGAACCGTCAATCGCCAAGAGATGGACGGAAAAATATGGGAGTAAGCCCAAGAAAAAAGGCGGAGTAATCAAAAAACTAAAAGGAGGAATTGCAAATGCCACAGGTCGGAAGTAAAAAATTTCCATACACTTCAGCTGGAGTACAGCAAGCACAGAAGCATGCGCGTGCTACAGGACAGAAGGTCAACATGGCCGGATACAAGAAGGGTGGAACGAAGAAAAAGTATAAAGCAGGTGGAAAAGTGAAGAAGAAGAAAGGTGGAGTAGTAAAGAAGAAATATCACCATGGAGGTCGAGTAAGTGGTGGTATGAAAGATAAACAATGTTAACAAGGAGGTATATATGAATTTATTGAAAGATCTTTGGGCGCATCTTAAGGAATGGAGTGACTGGAAATTACGTGACTGGATAAAAGCCGGAATTGTAGTAGTCATCGTTCTGGCTGTGCTTAAAATTTTAATTTTACCAGGTGTATAATGGCTGAAGAAGGAAGAGATAAATATTTAGCTAGTAAAGCATACAAACGTCCCGTTGGGTCATTTACTCAACGGGATGATATACGTGAATTTGCTGGAAGTGGTCCTGGAAGAAATCTTTTTTCAATTCAAGAATTGCAACGTCAAGCACCAACATTTGCAAAAGATGACCCACGCATAGATGACTTAAAGCAAAGAAGAAGAACGTGGAACAGATACCAGAAATATCCTGCAGGAGAAATGTTAGGAAGAACACCACAACAAATGCAGAATGAGTACATGGGCCTCAGCCGTGATCTGAGACAGACGGCCAAGCCAGTATATGACAGGATGTACCCAATCACCGGCAAATTCATGGACGTCGCGGAAAAAGGAGGACTGTGGGGTGCATTACTTTCAGAAATTGCTGGAAAGACAAAGAAGAGAATTAAGGATTTTGGTGATTCGTCTTATAGTGGTATTACTAGTGCTCTTGCAGGTGATACACCCGAAGAAAAAGCTGAATATGTAGAAAAGACATTTGGACCTTATCCATCAGATGTGCATCCAGGATTACCAGTAGAAGAAGATAGATTTGTAGCACCACCAGATGATATACTTCCATCGGATGCTACGGCAGATATTATAGAATCAGATACATTTTCAATTTTACCATATCACAGTAAACGATCTATGTTTCCTCGTGATAACAAAAGAGTAATACCAGGAATACCAGAACCAATGCCTTTACAAGAAGATCTATCTTTGGACATAACTGTACCATTGCAGACGCAAGAACCACTACCATTTGACGATTCAGTGCGTGAAGCTGGCATAGCGTCACTATACGGACAAGGACCGCAATGGGGAAGCACGAACAGGAGATATGAAGATGAATATAGAAATTATGTAGAACGACTTGGTGACATGCCAGGTGGACCAATGACTTATGAGGAATTTGTAGACGAATGGGAAGGTATACACCAAGGTAAGCCACATGCAGGACTGAGATAATGGGTAGAGGGGACTATATAGCTAGAACTAAAGGAGGTTACGGTAGTGGATCTTCTACACAAAATAGAAATACAGGACAAAGTGGCGGACAAAGTGGTGGCCCTCCAGGAAGAGGAGACACAGGACCAAGCCAAGCAGCAATAGAATCAGCAAGAAGAGCAAATGAAGCTTCCGCGGCAAGAAGAGCAGCAGAACCTGTTCGAGAAACATGGCGTGATGATCCTGAAAAAGTTGATGAATGGGATCCAAGTCAGGATATTATAGATAGACAAGAGAAAGCTAGATTAGACGCATTGGATGCAATGAATCAAAGAATGGCCGATATGGATAAAGCCCAGAAAATGGCTTATTCAACACAGCAAATTGGTTGGGGTAGTACAGATCCTAATGATCCAAATTATAACCCTGATGCAACAGCAAAAGACGTTTCAAACCTCCATAATTTGAGTGATGAGGAACTGCAGTTTTTAATAGACTCAGGATTTGCCGCTTCAGAAGCTAGTGGCGTTCTTGGTGGGACAATGGGACTAGAGGTAGAAGTTAATAAACTTAAAAAAACAATAAGTGATCCTTACTCAAGTAATGAAGAATATAATGCAGCATTAGCTGCTATGGATAAATTAAATGCTAATATAGGTGGATGGAAAGCTACTGATAAACAAATGCAAATGGGTGCATTGGATCATGACCCTTCAGCTGTTTATACTTGGGGAGATGTAGAATCTACTTCATTACAGGGATATGACAAAGATGACCCTCGTAACTTGTATCAAGCTCACACTGATTTGCTTAGCTCAAGTCTTACACCAGATAAGTATAAAACTCATATGAAAAACATCTCAGCCTTTGGTCATCCTTTTCCAACTACTGGAAGTGGCGATGGTGGCTGGACCGATTATGGCTGGGGCCAAGGCGGTGGCGGCGGCGGTGGTGGCACTGGATATTATGGAGATCCACGAAGAGGAAATCCAGTTGAGCAGATGGCAGGATTCTATACCCCACAAGCCAATTTACAGCAGGCGATGGTTAATGTACACCAGACACCAACAGTTTTTAAGAAACGCGGTGGAATAGTAAGCTTATTGAGGTTAAATTAATA